TAGTTCCGCGCCTGTTGACCCATCAGAAACGGATAATGTAGTAGGAGTTGATGTTTCAGCTTTTTCTATATAACCACCGACATTTGTTCGATGATTTGTAAATTAGTATTAGTTTTAGATCCCCAGTCACCGGCATTTTCGCCGGTTGTCATTAACTCGGTACCTAATCCTGTATAACTTGATGCCATATTTTATCCTACGCGCTTGCTACAAAAACCTCCACATCACATGATGCCGTATCTGCATCCACGGTAATGTCCATTAAATCTGCAAGACCTGATGCTAAAGCGGATCCTGCTGCCTTCATGGTATCCACTACGCCACCGCTATTATCACCTGGATAAATAAACGAGTGACCAGCGTCAACCTTCATTCTATATTCTGTGTCATCTTCATCTCTAAAAGTTAGCATAATATGATTTGATGAATCTAAATTTGTAATTCTAATATACCTAACATCACCATCATCAAACATTCCTGCAACATAACCAACTATATTAGCTGTTACACATACACCGCAAATAGCTGATATAAATCCTATTAATCCACATTCTGTTGTTGATGCGGTTACAACTCTTTTTACAACTTCATTAACACTAGAAATATCTAAAGATCTTTCCGATCCATAATCTATATTGTTAAGAGTGATTGCTTCTTTGACTGTTACTGTTAATGTTGCCATAATTTAATCCTTACGGTGTCTGTTGAGGAACGGGTATACGAGGTTCGCCATCTGTATAATCGTCTCTTCTTCTTCTACCTAATTGTTCTCCACCGAATTTTTGTGCTTCGGTTTGATATTTTTGTTCGTATAATTGTAGCATATCCATTGGGCCTTTTAAATAACTAAATGCCTCCACTAGACATGCATATAAAAGTCCATTTCCAAAATTAAGACTTAAATAAGTTGTCGTATTTGCTGAACTCAATCCTATTGGTCTAGCATTATACTGAATTTTGTACATAAAAGCTGAAGAAGGTGTTGGAACAATTGTAATTCTTCCTGAAGAAGTTGCGCCACTTCCCTCTGCTCCTCCTGACATAGCATAATATTTTGGTGTGCCAGTAGTTGTTTCAGCTGAATCATATTCTCTTAAATAGCTAATATCTTTTTTCTCAAGCCAACTATTAGCTCCAGTTGCAGCCGTCGTTGAAGTATAAACTTGAAGACCTCTAACAAATAAAGTTCCCGCTGGGGCATAAACATTGTCTTTTGAAGCTGTTAAATTTCCAAGCATTTCTTTTCGATCTGCATCAATTGGAATTTCTCTTTGAATTCTAAGTTCTATTATCTATAAATTGGTCTGTAATTGTACTTGAAAGTACACCTGTTCCGACTTCAGTATAATTCTGAATTGCTGTTGTAAGTGTTGAATAAGTAAATCCTGCCATTATGCTGTTAGAGTCGCTGGTCCTACCGAGACCGGAAACCCTCCTCCTGTAATTCCTCCTGTTGTAGCCGTACTAGAGTCAACAGTAAAATAGAACCAGTCGTCTGTAAAATCTGTATCTCTAGAGCCACTAACATACTTGCCAGTAACAATAGCATATCCCGCTGCTTTTGCAATATTTGAGCCTGCTATACCATCAAAGGACGCTGGATTTGCATAATCTCCTGCAATTGTTGGCGTTCCTCTAAATCTATAAGTATCTCCATTCGTTAATCCATGATTTGGAGTATTAACGTTAATTACGCTTGATGAAGCAGCATACGTGGTAAACGGATCATGGATTAATAATTGAGCTACATCATTTTCTGTTCTATCTGTTCTTACATTTTCCAATGCTTGAGGATCAGCTCCATGTGGTCTTGGATCTAATTGTGGTTGTTTATCTTCATACTCAGATTTATGAACAAACATTCCATTCCATTCTTTAACCATTTCATTATATGGAAACTCCATACCTGATCGGTCTGATATTGCTTTTGCGTATTTTCCTCTTGCGAATGCCATAATTATATATTCGGGTAATAATTCTTCGGGGTTATATAAGTGCTAGCATCAGACCCGTCTTCTGATAAAGCACGTGCTAATTCATCTTCGTATAATAATTTTAATTCTTGTACTCTTTGAGGTGCATATTTTTGAGCTAAATAAAAAGATAAACCTGATGCCATACAAGGAACAAATCTATAAGGTATGTCCGTTGCATCCGTATAAGTTGCATCAGCATCTTGAATTCTTTAGACAAAGAAAATATGAACATCTTTCGATGCATTAGATGAATCGGGTGTTGGATAAAAATTGATTGTTGTTTTATCAATAAGTCTTTGAACAAAATATCTAGAGGGTGTTCCTTTAGATAATTTATTAGCTAATCCAGAATAAGTTGATCGATCTGTTTTTGTAAGTGTAGAATCAGCTTGATCTGTAGCAGTTCTATCAGCTCTAAGTGTAGCTTCTAAAACGTCAGCAATGCCGTACGTTGAAGTTCCTGTTGTTCCACCAACAGTCACAGAAGAAGTTCCATCTCCTGATGCTCTGTAAAAAGTATATTCCGCTTGACCTTCGATTAAATCAATATTGGTATCGCCTACTTCCCAGTAATGCAAACCTCTATTGCCCCATTCTTGAAACATTACATTTAAAGAACGTCTTGCTGTTTTTAATTGATATCCCGAAACAGATTGTAAGCCAATTCGCTCGTAAGCTTCTTCGATAATCTCATCAACAGCAAATGCTTATCGAACGTTACTGTTCCGGAAGTAGTATTAGCCATATGCTACCTCCTAGTATGATTTTCTTAACTCTAGAATAATCGTGTAAGCATCATTAGAGGTATGATGTAATGTTGTTAGATCAATATCTCCATTAATGCCACCACCTGCATTATTTTTAATTCCACCAAAAGATCTAAAATCAAAATGTCCATTAGTAGGTTCTAAAGCTACTCCGGCACCTAAAATTAATGCTTTAACATTAGTTGAAGCATTCCATTCTAAATCGACCCTCATGCCTGAAATTGCATACCATACTTGTGTGATATGAACTCTTGCACATTCGGCTGCTGTATGTGAATTCGCGGTTAAAGCTGAGACATCTACTTTTGCCACAGATGCTTCACCTGAACCATCAGAAATGTTTGTAAATTTCATTACCGCGGTTCTATCACCATCTGATAATGTTTGACTTGTTACTGCGTCTGCCATTTTTTCCTCCTGTTAGAGAGAGGGAGCCGAAGCTCCCGCTCTAATTAAAGTCTTTATTTATTAGCCGTTATTGTAATCAAAAGCTGCGCCAGTGATTTTAATAACTAATTTACCTGCTGTGTAAGCTGCTTCAGTAGCTGCTCCACAAGTTAAGTAAAGATATTTTTTTGTTAATGCTGCAAGTGTTGCTCCACCATCAGCAGAAACATATGTACCTAATGCAAGATCTCCATTATTAAATAAATTTGTTCCACTTGTTACTGCTGCATTTTCTGCATCAGTAGCTGTAGCTGAACAATCTAAATTAATATCTGGATCTCCACCTGTTGGTACTTCTAAGCATGCCATTTCTATTTCAAATGGAATACCATTTACACCTGTTGTTAGTTCTGCGATGTAAGCATTAGCTGCTCCACCATCAGTACCAATAATATCATCAGCTGAACCACCACTAGCTAATCCACCATGAAGGTCGATTAAAATGTGAGTGTAGATTAAACCACCAACTTTATTAACAAATGTGTTAATTGCATCATCAGCAATACCTGATCCATGCGCATTAGGTGTAACTTTGAAAATAGTAGCTGCAGTTCCTAAACTTGCATTATTAGTACCAGTTGAAGTTCCTGCTGCTACGATGTTGGTGCCAGTAGCAGCGACTTTTTCTATTTCCATACCGCCAGCGGCTTTTATAGTCGCGTAGTCAGTATAAGTTCCTAATGTTGAACTTTTCGTAGATACTTTTATATCCCCATCGGATCTAACCGTACCTTGAAACGTTGTTGTTGCCATAATTATAATCCTCCTAGTTTATGTGGATATAGTCTCTAGGCCGTCGACTATACGCGTCTATATCCAATTAATAATTGTATAGTGATTAAAATATATAGTAAATTTATAAAGAGTGCAAGGTATCCTTAGGAAAAAAATTGATTTTTTGATAGCGCTTAAGTGGCTATCGAAACTTGGGCCTTGGCTTCGGCTATCTTAGTATTACGAGTAGCGTCTTCAAACTCTTTGGCAATGATCTCTTTAATAATATCCTGGATTTTTCTATTGATTTCAATCATTCGGATATTATGCTTCCCGTCCTTCAAGTGTTCCTGTTGCCACTCTAGCTCCAAGGACCGTTTCGTATTGTATAGGTCTTCGGTCATCGCTAACCTCCTCATAGGTTATCCATTTACCAGTTTTAACGGTAAATCCATCTTTCTCGAACTTTACCTCATTTTTTCCCAGCTTGTCAAGGATAGAATTTTCTATATCTATAGCTGTATCCTTACACTGGACATTAAAGTCAGCATAATAGCCGTGATATCGAATCTGTACTCGGAAGTTTTTCATAGGGTAATTCTTACTGTATTAACGAAATGAGGCGGTTTTGAGGCCGCCTCATTAATTTGTTTTAGTTGCTATTACGCACCTGGTGATCCGAAGACACCACGCCAGTCAGACCAGCCGAAGCTGTATCTTTCTCTAGCTTTGTATCTAACGTTACCAGTTTCAAAATCGCCTTCCATAGCAGTTTTGATTGGTGCTCTAACAAAGTGTTTAAGTCCATTAGGTACATCTGTTTTGATAAAGAATGCATCAGTGTCAGTTAAGTAGTGATTAACCACATAACCTTGAGGAATCATCCCCATGTTTTTGATTGCATTGATATCATTATCAGCTGTTCCCACTCTACCTACAGATTTCATCAATCTTTCAGCAGTAAATTGCAAAGCAGAAGGAACAATCATTTTCATTCCTTTAGCCGCAATTTTCAGACCACGTTCATCAGTTAGTGCTGCAATGTCAATCATTGCTTGCTCTAAAGATGTTTCGTTAAGGTCCGCAGCAGTAGATAGTTCATTTTGTTCTGTACCAGACACAATTACGTGTGCAGTTGAACAAAGTTCTAAACCATCTCCGCCAGTGTATGAACTGTTAAACGCTCTGTTAAGAACATTTGCTGCTTTAACTTGTTTAGAATTAGCCATAGATCTAGCTA